GTGCTTCTTGATGCGTGCGCACTCTGTTTTCCACCGTTGCTCAAGCTTGGCGCGCCAGGCCTCGTTCGCTTTCTCGGCGACTACGGGGTGATACAAACGGCCGTCATTGCACTTGATCCAGCCGCGCAGAGCGCCAGACCGGTGCTTCTTCCAGTCTCTTGGCGCGCGACCGTACCCGGCAAATGCAGCGAGCGTCTCATCGTCGTCGGGCAGGCTCCCGGCCGGAACTTGGTGCCAAGCCGCGCACCACAGAAGCACCGCGCAGCGGAATGCCTCTCCGGTAGCCTTCAGCGCCAGCTCGCTGTCGCGCAAACGCAGGACATCCAGCGGCATGAACGGGAAATCTCGCAAATCACAGTCTTGTGGAACGAGAGGTGATGTCGTCACCCGAGCATCTCCATGATCCATGTTCATTTCCGGCGCGTGAGAGTGAAATACGTGCACAATCCGTCCTCTGCTCCAGGCGGAGGAGAGATGTGGGCAATATCTCGATTCCTCTTTTTCGATAAGCCTCGAACCTCGACCCACCGAGCGCGTCGAGAGCAATCACCCTGGCGTGAACACACCCTGGCTCTATCGCCATTGGTTACCGTTCCCGTACACGGAGTATCGGCGCTCACGCTACAACCCAAAAAACCCGGTACCGACCACTGCGATACCGACTGCGAATTGATCTGTGCCCGCAGTGCAGAAGAACATCCCGCACGTAATCTGCCGACCAATCCGAGTACCCCTGAATACGCATCATCTCAACCAGTTTTCCGGACTGAATGGCGTTTTTTTCCGACATGGGTAGCAGTTCAAGCGCGAGATGAATGAGAAGACCTGTCTTTCGTTCACATCGTGACGAACGATCCTGCTCTCGCCGTTGCTTGGCATAAAGGTCGCTCAGCTGGCTCATACCGATATGCCAGCCACTATCGCGGCCAGCTGGAATTGATGTTGTTTCCATGTACTTCAGTCCTCTGAATCCGCGTGATCTCCAAGCTCATCGAACCCGCGTAGGCCAAACCATGACGCCACCCAGTACACCAGCAGCAGCCCAAAAAACGCCAACAACAACGCCCCGGCGCGCAGCAAACGCCACGCCCGGGACAGGAATAAAAAAGCCTGCCGGGAGTCGTCTGAGCCACGGCAGGCAAACCGGCGATGGGAGCCGGAGGAGACAGCAGGGATATCGGTAGTGATGCGGTCGTTCGGGTTCATTTCACGCGCCCGGATCAAAAGCCCCCTGCCCGCTCCGCAGAAATCAGCCAACCGGCGGCAAACCTCAATAGGCAGGGGTTGAAGGCCACGACCGGATGAGGTGGGCGTGGGTTTGGCTGAAACGTTGGGGATCAGCACGGCTGAGCACCTCGAATGGGCGAGCCCTCGCATGTCGATAGAATGGGAGTGCCACCTTCCACTCCACACGACACGGAGGACTCATGAGCAGCGATCACTTGAGCGACACCTTGAACATCCCGTGCCCGGGCTGCGGTCACGAGAGCAAGCAGGAAGTCCGTCGGCTTCAGGAGGAGCCTGTATTCCAGTGCGGCAACTGTGGGCACCAGGTCAGCGTCGATCTGGACTATCTGGGCGAGCTCGAGGCGAAGCTTGCCGAACTCGACGCGCAGGTCCGGAAGCTCTTCGGCAAGGCGAGATAGCTCTTCGATCAACTGCTCCACGGCAGAGTCGTCGGCGACCAAACGAATTGAATAAGTGGTCATGCGGCACCTCGCGTGTCTGCGGAATTGGTCTGTGAGGAGGACGAAAGAGATGACTGACCCGACGCGGTTTGTTGAGCCGGTTGATTCACCGGTATCCGTCGTGTTTTCCCCGGATACAGGAGAACTGGAGGTTGAATTCGTGCAGATGCACCCGGCCGGCGGCCAGCTTCAACGGGGGCTTCACTTCTCTGCGGCAGCAACACGAGAGCTTGTGCTTGCCCTGAAGCTGCTCGAAAAGAAGCTGGGTAGGCCAATCGAAGACCTATCCACGCCAGGTTCCGTCCAATGAACTCGCGCATGGCTGACGGCTTCATCAGGCGACGGCTTGGTCGGCGCTGTAATCGGGTACGAAGCGTTCCGGCCACATGATCTGCATCTCCGTGACCTCGCCTTCGAAGTACGCGACCAGTGCATCGGTCAGCTCCTTTGACGGGACCTGCTCGCCGCGCTCGATGCGCGACAGGTTTCCCGTGTCACTGCTAACGGCGACCGCGACCTCCTGCAACGTCTTCTTTCGCGCGAGGCGGGCGGCCCTGAGGGGGGTAGTCATGTTTATCCACCTTGGTTAAGTTGCTTCACCTTAAATTCTGCGGATATCGCAGAACTAAAGTCAAGCAGATTCTGCGGATTTCGATTTGCGTGGAACGCAGAACCGCCCGGACAATGCGAATATGAAAGTTGGTGACGAAATCAGACGGCGCCGGAAGGCCGTAAAGTGGACGCTCGAAGACTTGGCAGGCGAGGTCGGCAGCGACACCGGCAACCTGTCTCGCATCGAGACAGGAAAACAAGGCGCCAGCGAGGAGATGTCTCTGCTATCAAGGTCGATATGCGGATACTGCTCGGCATGATCTTCGCCACCACCCTCGGCCTCGCCGGCCTCATGGCCAAGGGGTTCGGCTGGATATAGCCCCGCCCGCTCTCCCCGCACAGCCCGCCCCGAGCGGGCTTTTTTACGCCCATCCCCTCTCCGCGTACGACTTTCGTCGTCATCCGAAAGGATGACCCGATAGAGCCCGCCTTTTTCCATGAATCTGCATTTCTGCGCTTGACGCAGGAAAACACACGCAGTATTCTGCGCCTATGTTCTGCGGTTTTCGCAGAATTTGAGCTCCAGCAAAAGCCCCGAGCGGGCCAGCGCCCTAAGCCAACACGCACCGCTGCCGTCGGCATGTGATGAGGCGACAAGCCACCACTGGAGCGGGCCGCCAATCGATGGGAGGAGGATAGAAATGGCAGCAGTACCCTACTGCATCACCGTGTCCGAAGACACTGATGCCCTCGTTGTAAAGGCTCTTGCACACCGTGCAGACCTCGTCCGAATCGTGACCACGGTTGGAGAGAGCGCCGCCATTGAGGCGATCATCATTTCCTGCTGTTTGGCGCTGATGGATGGAGCGCCGATTTCTGATTCGCGGGTGTCGGCATGATCAACACACTGCGTATCTGGCTGGCGCATCGGCGCATTGCTCTGCACACGGAGCGGCTGAATGATTCGCGTGAAATGCGAATCTACTACGCGCGGCGTGAAAACGATGCGAGCGCAAAACTCAACAACGCGATGGCAGATCTTCGCGACGCTTCGGCTCGTGCGCGTATCTCCAGGCTCATGCGAGCTGGGGTGTGACATGGAAATTGCCATGTACTTTTTGGCCATCATTGCCGCCTTGTCTGTCGCTGCAGCGCTGTTTGCAGCGGGGGTGGCAGTCGGCAGCCGAATTAACGAAGACGAGTCGGACTACAGGAGCCCCGCACCATGAGCTCACCCGAAGCAACCTTTGCCCCAGACCGCACGACGTACATCGGCGGTGCTGACGTGGCAGCCATCCTCGGTGTTTCGCCCTGGATGACTCCCTTCAAGCTGTACCAGAAGAAGATCGGCGAGTTCGTCGAGGAAATCACCCCGGCGAAGCAGAAGATTTTCGACCGCGGCCACCGCTGGGAGCCCATCGTCGTCGAAATGCTGGTCGACGAGCTGCGCGACCGTGGCCACGACGTGGAAATCATCGCCCGCAACCAGCGCTACCAGGATCCGGAGTACCCGTTCCTGGCCGCTGAAATCGACCTCGAGCTGCGCGTCGACGGCGAAGAAGTTAATGGCGAAGCCAAGACGGTGAGCCCGTTCGCCGTGAAGAACTGGGGCGATGAAGACACCGACGAAGTCCCGATCTACTACGCCGCCCAAGTGATGCACGGCCTGATGATTAAGCCGCGTCGCCGCACCGTCATTGCCGCGCTGACCGGCTTTGACGACAAGCCCCGCGTCCATTGGATCGAGCGCGACGACGAAACCATCGCCGGCATCCGCGCCCGCGAGGTCGCCTTCTGGGAGCGCGTCCAGAACCGCATCCCGCCGGAGCCCACCGATCCGGAGGACGTGAAGTGGCTCTACCAGCGCGACGTCGGCACGGCGATCGAGGCAACCAACGACATCCTCGAAATGTGCCAGCACCTCAAGGACATGAAGGTCAGTGCTAAGGCTCAGGATGGACAGATCGAACTGCTTGCCGCCCGTATCAAGACCTTCATGGGCACGGCCGCTGTGTTGCTTGGACCCGATGGAAAGCCGCTGGCCACCTGGAAGAACAACAAGGACAGCCAAACGGTCGATTGGCGGTCCGCGTTTCAAGAGGTCTGCGTCCAGGCCAATGTCGGCGAGCTTTGCGGCCGTCTGATTGAGCAATTCACCACCACGAAGGCCGGCGCCCGCCCCTTCAATCTGAAGTAATTTAGGAGCAATTCCCATGACTTCCCAAGTCCTGAAAGCGGTTGCTACCGGCGCCGAACCTCCGGTCAAACTGTCCGACATGAAGCCGAAAGAGCAGATCGCCTACCTGCTGAAAACCAAGCAAGGCGAAATCGCCAAGATGCTCCCGAAGCACCTGAATTCCGAGCGCCTTCTCAAGGTCGCCCAGATCGCGGCCACCACCACCCCTTCCTTGGCTAAATGCGACGTGGTCAGCCTGGTCGGTGCCATCGGGCAGTGTGCCCAGATGGGACTTGAGCCGAACACAGTCCTCGGCCACGCCTACCTCGTCCCATTCAACACGAAGCGGAAGGACGGCAACGGCAACGAGCGATGGGTCAATTCGGTGCAGGTCATCATCGGCTACAAGGGCCTGATCGACCTCGCCCGCCGTTCCGGTCAGATCGTCAGCATCGCTGCCCACGAGGTTTGCAAGAACGACAAGTTCGAGCTGGTCTATGGCCTCGACGAGAAGCTGGTCCATACCCCGTCGCTGGGCGAGCGCGGCGACATCATCGGCTTCTATGCCGTGGCCAAGCTCAAGGACGGCGGGCACTGCTTCGAGTTTATGAGCCGCCTGCAGGTCGAGGAAATCCAGGCCGCGGCCGACACGAAGAACAAGTACCCGTCGAAGGTTTGGCAGGAGCACTTCACAGAAATGGGCCGCAAGACGGCAATCCGGCGCCTGGCCAAGTACCTGCCGCTCTCGATTGAGTTTCAGACCGCCGCAGCACTCGACGGCATGGCAGAAAGTGGCAGGGACCAGCACCTCGACTCGATGGATGGCTACTTCGCCATCGTGCCGGACGATGCGCCTTACGCGCCGGGATCTGTCGATCAAGAAACCGGCGAGATCACCGGAAATGACGACGAACGCCGCGCTGTCGAACAGGGCCACGGCACGATCGCAAGCAGCGACTGGCAGCCCAGCCCCGAGGAAGCCGCAGAGATTGAGCGCCGCATGGCAGAAGAAGCTGCAGCCGACCAGCAGCGTGCCACCGAACCGCGCGGACGTGTCCAGCGTTCGATGAACCTGGAGTAAGTCGCCATGTTCCGCACCGCCATCGCCTACCACCTCCCGTCCGGCTGGCCATGGGATGCCGCCGGCACCGCCGAGCTGCTGTCGCGCCGCACCTTCCAGCCGTGCTCACCGTCGCAGACGGAATCCAGCGGCTTCGTGCCGCCGCGCGACCAGGCCGAGCTGTGCCACGAAGTGCATGGCCGCTACCTCGTCTGCTTCCAGGTCGAAGAGAAGCTGCTGCCGTCGGCCGTCATCCAGGAACACGTCGACATCCGTGTCGCCGCCATCGAGGCGAAGCAAGGCTACAAGCCCGGCCGCCGCGAGGTGCGCGAGATCAAGGACGCCGTCACCCGCGAACTGCTGGAAATGGCCTTCACTCTCAAGCGCCAGACCTTCGCGTGGGTCTGCCGCCAGCGCGGCCTGCTGATCGTCGCCGCCAACAGCGCGAACAAGGCCGACGAGCTGATGGAAGCGCTTGTCGCCGCGCTGGAGAACGTGCCCGCGTGTCTCGTGCAGACGCAGCTCACACCACAGAGCGCAATGACCTCATGGCTGGCAGCCGACGAGGCGCCCGAGCACTTCACGATCGACACCGATTGCAAGTTGGTGTCGTCCACCGCTAACAAGGCCGCGGTCAGTTACACCCGGCACAGCCTCGACGCGGAAGAGATCCGTCGCCACATCACGGCCGGCAAGCGCGCCGAGCACCTAGGCCTGACCTTCCGCGACCGCATGAGCTTCATCCTCGGCAGCGGCTTCGAATTGAAACGGATCGTGATGCTGGACGTGCTCACCGAGACCCAGCAGCCGGCCGACAACGAGATCGAGCATTTCGACGCGCAGTTCCTGCTGGAAGCCAGCGAGATCGAGCAGGCCTATCTGGCGCTGATCGACGCGCACTTCGGCATCGAGGCGCCGCAACGGGATGACCTCGTTGATCGCGCTGAACAGGAAAGGAAGGCTGCTTAATTATGCCGAACTGGGTAACCAACCGAATCAGCGCTCCGAAGCACGTGATTCAAGCGATGCTCAACGCCGAAGGGCGGGTCGATTTCTCCGCTACATGCCCCTTCCCTGGCCCGCGGGAC